GTTTGTCAAACTGTTTGTATTTCAGAGTATCATAACGCTGCATGCCTACACCACCAGCGGGGTCTAAAAAGGCCCTGCTGGTTAGGTGGTCTTGATTTTGCTGATTAAAAACTGTCTGCATTGTATACCCTTTATTATATAACACACGATTCACATTCACTAGCAGGTTCGGTTATCTTTTCCACATTAATCTCACCCTGTCCATCATGGGTGTTGTTATAGTATAACTGTTTCCCACCATATCGATAGAACATCAAAATATGCTTGAGTAACTCGCTCATGGGAATCTTTTCATCAGGATAGAATGCTGGGTTATAACTGGTGTTTACACTAATTCCCTGATCCACCCACTTCTGCAATACCGCACAGATTTTTAGATAACCTTCGGGGCTGGCTTGATTCCAAAGCAATTCGTACTTGTTTTTGAGTTTGCGGAATTCTGGCACCACCTGCTTGAGTACACCATGCTTGCTTTGCTTCACGCTGATCAAACTGCGAACTGGTTCGATACCATTGGTGCTATTGCCCACCTGACTGCTGGTCTCGCTGGGCATAATGGCCATCAGAGTGGCATTGCGAATACCAACGGTTGCTGCTCGAGCTCTGAGTTCTGCCCAGGGCATGCGTTCCACATAGGGCACCAATTCGTCCACTTCACTCTTGCGAGTATCCACTGGCACAATGCCTTTGGCATAGCGCAGATTTTGCCAGCCCTCACAGGGCCCTTGTTCCTGTGCCAGCTCCACACTGGTTTTGATCAAATAGTAACTCATGGCTTCCATGTATTCATCCACTGCTGGCAAACAGGAAGAATTAGTATAAGTGTAACCGTGCTTGGCCAACCAATAGGCAAAGTTTACAATACCAACACCCAGGGGGCGATAAAGATCAGTACTGCGTTTGGCTGCTGGAACCGGATAATGCTGATAACTCAGTAGAGCATCTAAACCTCTCACAGCCAGTTCACAGGGTTTGGCAAAATCTTCAGGATTGTGTATCATACCCCAATTGATCGCACTCAAAGTGCATAAGGCGATTTCACCATTGGAATCATTAACGTCTATTAGAGGTTTGGTGGGAAGATCTATCTCTGCGCAATTGTGAACAACTACCCCATTGGCATAAAAACAAGAGGTTTCCGGAACCGTCAAGTCGTATACGGGAATTTCTGGCACACAAATTTTTCTAATTTTTAACATAGTGATTTCGTCCAATCGTCAAATTAAATTCTCTAGTTTTTTGACTAAGTATTTGTTTCTGGGCTGCGCTTCTGTAATAGGGATCAAAGATATATCTAGTCCCATAAAGGCTATTGTGTAATTCTACTATCGCATGTAGGTCACCCATATGATTCTTAACCCAAACTTCGGAAACTTTTTTGAATTCAGTAAATTCTTTTTTGATATTACTTATAAACATTTTTCTTGATACATACAATTCATCGACTAAGGAATCAGTCAAACATTTCAATACTCTATTTTTTTGTTCATCAGTGATACCCTTGTAATTATTATTGTTTTTTCCATCCTGGGGTTTCAATTTGCCCTTGAAGGGACGTCCTTTAGAATGATGTGCCCACTCTCCAGACACAACTTTTGGGTGAGTTACATCAACTGATCCTATAGATTTACGAGTCGTAGCGTCCACTACCGGCATTTTCCCACGTCGAGCATTAGAAATAGATTTTAGACCTATTTGGCGTAGATGAGACAATTGATTTAAAAATTCAACATCAACTTCAGTCAAAGTTCGTTGCCTCATATGATTACCTGTTGCCTTAGTGAAGAAAAATTGTAATGCAGTTCCGGCTGAATATTCATATCTAGTTCCTTTGCATATTTCATACAAATAATAATGACACAATAGATGCTCTTGAAATGTCAATAAAATCAAATTTTCTTCAGAATTAGGGTCACCGTCTAAATGGCCACTTGGACCTTTTCTAGAACGATTTTTAAACAAGAAATCTGGCACAATATGATGTCTCTCGTAATAGATTTCACTGTTTTTGACCCTGTCTTCCGCTTTGGCCTTGTCTATAATATCTTTGTACGCTGACTTAAATGACATTCAATACATCCTTCTAAATGTATTTATGCCAAGTAATCACATTTCAACACATAACTCGTCAGTTTCCTGCAAATCTTTCGCCATTACATACCCCCGGTTTCGAGTATATATTTGATGTTCAGGAGTACAAACAACAACATGACCTTTTTCATCTTGTATTTCGATCATCTCAGTAGCAGTTCCAGTCTGGGCTGCTGCGGATACATCGCACCACACAATACGGCCAGTATTTGAGTCATAACTCTTAACTTTAACACCATTCATGCCACCCAATTCCCACCGTTCCACAAAACTCTGTAAATCTATCTGTTCCTGTTTGCCGGTGGGGTATTGAACATCAATTAGCGTGTCACCGGTTAGACACAGATTACTTTGTTTGATGGGTGCAACAGCAGGGTCAAATGGGCTGTGACTATTGGCATGATCCACATTCTGCAGATATATGCGGCCAGTGTCTTTGCGTTCCTGAGCAAACTGACTGAACAGTTCTGACGCCTTCACAGTTTTCTTTCTGACGGCCGGGTTAGCTTCAGCCTGTGTATACAAACGACGAAATTCCTCTGTGTCAGCAAAAAATGCATCATACAAACCTGGTACGTCGCTGGGACTGAACAGTGTGATGTTACCTCCGCTCAGTAAACGTTCATACATCACTTTGTTAAACTGCACACCGTAATCCATCTGACGAATTCGGTTGTCTTCTGTGCCTTTGTTGTTTTTAAGCACCAACAGATCTTCCACTTCCAGATGCCAGATTGGGTAATACAGTGTGGCTGAACCATTGCGGACTCCGCCTTGTGAATTATGGGTCAGTATCATTTGACCTTCTTCAAATGCTGACGCAAAGAATGTATGAGTATCTTCAACAGTGATATCAATATAATTCACATTATTTCTTTGATTCGTATCCGCGGTCAGAATTCGAGTAAATCCGGATTCAGTGATAACTAGATCAGTCTGTGATAACAGCAAGGGCAATTTTTCAATATAGACACCAGTATGTTGTTCTAAAACCATAATGGGATGATTGATTGAACAATTTAGAACAATACCATTTTCAAATTCCAATCTAACTTGGTTTTCTTCTTCAACAATGGTGTGCATGACATCTGTTACCAATCTAAAGATGATTTCACCGGTTGTTGATTTGGTCTTGATTTTATCACCCACTTTTAGGTCTGCAATTTGAATTTTTTTAGTTTTCATTTTCAAAGTCTTCTCTTGAAATAACTTCTATATCTTGTATCTTTTTTTGAATTTCTAGTATCGAATCCCATTGTAATATACACTTTCTGGTTTTCAAACAATAATTATGTAGATCTTTTTTTGATAAAAACAAAATACCGTCCAATCTGAAAAAATGTTTTACATTGGTTCTGGCATACTTTGATTTATTTTGCCAATATTCATCAGAAGTTACTCTTGCGTGTTTTTTATCCTCAATAGAGTAAACAGTTACTTTCTTTTCATTTGAATGACGATATCTTGTTTTGTCATACTGATCACAAAATAGAATTACTTTTTCATTTGTCAGTTTATCATAAACAATGACATGATTTTTACTCCAGGTTTCATACCTATCTTTATTTTCACGATATACTTTGATTGGCACTTGGCAATTCTTTTTCAAAACGTTATCGTGTACTGCTACCATGCCTTTAGTAATACCAACATACCTTTCGCTAGATTCAAATAATTCTTTAGGTATTCTACAATTTTTCCCTGTTTCGGTGTTCAATGCTAACACGTGATCCTCGAATTGTGTTGAATGTATTTCTGGATTGAATTCATCTCTGGGAATTTGCTCTATGCCATTTTCTGTTCGAATGTTTATTTTATTAGCACAAACATGGGTATGCTCGCCAATGGCATACACATCAACGGAAACTCTATATATTTTGTTATTTCGGTCTCTACACAAAACAGATCCAGCACCACAATTTGTGTTTTTGGTATTCCCTGCCATCAATGAATTATAGAATCTCTTATTTCTACCTACTTGAAATTTATCGTGAAATATTTTTTCTGCAACAAATGCATCAGCTCTGGATTGAAAATATTCAATTTCATACAAAAACATTTCTGGTTTTTCCTTGAGCTTCTTTTTGAAATCTGTTACGCTTGAGCTAGTAAAATATCGAGTCAATAAATCATGTGTTGAGCTACCTTCTACCCCACGGGATCCGGAATAATACTTTTTTGTTTCCTTGTCAAAAATTGTATAACAATAATAGGCTGAATTTTCTAAAATATTAGCTTTAGCTCCACCGTATGATTCTTTTAAATAATCAACCATTTCGTACACCTCCTTTCATTATTTATAGGTTCGGTACGAAAAGGAAGTTACTTTCTAAGTTTTATCATCCCCTTCATCTAAAATTTCTACCCATGTCTCAGGAGTCACACAACAACTTTTCACTGCACTCTGAAACAGCTTATAGAAGGGAATAACACCCGTGTGATAAGCATCACCATTGCGAATGGGCGACTTGAGTGCTCGAATACGTCCACCGCCAATACCAATACCAGCTTTTTGACTCACATATCTCACAATAGCACTGGTGGTGGCATTGATGCTGTCCAAGCTGTCACCGGTTTCTACCAGCACACAACTGCTAAATTGTCTCTGGTTGGTTCTCACTCCAGCCATCACTGGCGTGGGCAAGCTGATCAGATGAGTACTGATAGCCTCGTAATATTCTTTAACCCAGTTCAAACGAGTTTCTGCAGGATAGTTCTGAAACAGAGTCGCAGCAATCAGAATATAACACACCTGCGGTGTTTCGTAAATTTGTTGGGTTACACGATTTTGTACCAGATACTTACCACGCATCTGCTCCATACCCACATAGGCCATGTCATTGTCACGCTCATGACGGATCATGGAATTGATTCGATCCCACTCTTCATCTGAATAGGCAGATACCAATTGAGCATCATAAAATCCCATCTGAACATTCTGTTGCACAATCTTCTTGATGTGCCAGGGTTCATACTGACCGTAAACTTCTTTACGCAAATGATAATTAATCAGTCTACCAGCCACATTCTGATAATTTGGTGATTCTTCGCTAATCAGGTCAGCTGCACTTTTGATTAGCATTTCCTGCACATCAGTGGTTTTTATTCCATCATAAAATTGAAGACTGCTTCGAATTTCCACCTCGCTGGGACTTACGCCGGTAATTCCCTCACAACCCCAAAAAACCACACGATGTAGTTTTTCCAGATCCAATGGCTCTCTACGGCCATCACGTTTGGTAACATATATTTGACTCATTTGATTCGCCTTGCTATTCTAATGTTTTAAAATTTTCTGGTATTAATTCAGTGCTGAGTTGATATTCAATGCTTATGGAGTCAGTATTTACTATCTGTTCGTCATTGAAATTAAGAACATATTTTCCATTGTCTATATCAACTATGCTGACTCTTTCGCCAGCTATGTTATATAGTAATTTCAACCGCACCCCGTGTTTTCGTATATCTGGACACAAAGCACAAGTATAAAACATTCCCAGAGCTTTGGTCAAATCACAATAACTGAGGTTATCAAAAATCTGCCAAGGACTGGGCCATCGAGTGTGGTCATCATTGAGCAGACTCACACGCCTAGTGGGTGCATTCAACCACCACTGTTGCACAGTCAGTAATCTGTATTCCATTAATTCATATGTGTGAAGATTTTTCCGAAATCTTCTCCACTCCAGAATTTTTTGTTCTATGGGTGCATACCAGTACATAGATTAAAAGTAATTGATTTTCCTAAATCTGATTAAAGCATCATATCCGGTACTGGTAGATGTGTATTTAATCACAATGAGTTCTCCAGATACCGTCGCACTAATAGTTATGCCTAGTGAACCACCAGTGGAACTATTGGTTATGGATATCGTGTCAGCAATTACACCATCGTATGCATACTGAATATCACCCGTCAAATATACCCCATCACGAACAATGCTGTAATTTATAACACCAGCCGGATAGGAAGTTTTGTTAAAACTGTAAAATTCAGTGGCTGATGAAGTATCATCAGTTAAAGTTTGAGTTTGAAAAGATGCGCCAGTGTTGCTGAATTCTGTGAGAATTTCGGTATTGCCTTCATTGGGAGCACCTTGTTCAAAAGATCCATTACCAATATAAAGTTGTTGGGTATCTATCGCCCAACCCAGTTCTCCAGCTGCCAATTGTGGCAGATTTTCCTGTCTGCCCCTGCGAACCTGAATTTTGGAAATTTGAGTTACAGCCATGTTGTTGTCCTTGTGTCTTATTTAGCTATAAAACTGATTTACTCGCTCACTCCAAAGCAAACTGTATTTTTCAAATTCTGAATCATTAACTGGAAAGAAATGTAGCAGCGAGCACAAACAAAATCTTTCATTAATGCAAAAAAATCAACCACTGATTTGCTGTTTATCTTGTCAAAAAATAATTAACAAAAGAATTTTTAATAGATATCATAAAAATTGTTCATTACCTGAGACTGGTGTTTAATTGATAAAATTTTTCAACGCGGCGTGCCCACTGTGTTTTATAATATTCAAGTTTATCACCGGTTATAACCCAATGTTGCAATTCATAGTTTTGACTGCACATCAAAATCACACCAGTTTTAATATTAGTTTCAAACAAATAATCATGTGCTAAAATGTACGCTGCTAATTGATTAAAATAGTCTTCTATAAAAGACTCTTTCTTGGGTTTGTTGGTTTGTTTGAAATCCACTATGCTTAACTGTCCTTGCCATTCAGCTACACAATCTGTGGTGCCAGCGTACAGATCTGGGTAATATAAATTTACTTCATTGCCATAAATTTCACCACAATTGGGTTTCAAATACTTTTCGGCAATCAAGTTAGCCATGCGATGACTTTGTTGACTATAAGGGTTAGACCCAGGATCACGAATTGTATCTTCAGTGAGATATTGTTCCAGAAACCGATGCATCCGGGTTCCTCGATTGGCTGCTTCAGTGGTGATTTGTTGAGCTTGCTGTTCGCCCACACGTCGTTTCCACTCCATAAGAGCCCGCTTTTGCTCGTCTGGCTTGGTTTTTTCCAATATAGTGGTAACACTGTATAATCTCCCAGTGGGAGTTATGTATTTTCTGGATCCATCTGAATGTTCACGTTCATAATGGTGATAGTCAAACTTATTAATAATCATCTAAATAATGTTTATTATAACATACTTACTAACTATCTCATAGCACGGCCTTTGGCACGTTTAGCCATCTGTGCTACAATAGAACGACTTCCAGGCAACGTGTCTTCTGGTTGCTCAGGAGCAGCAGGCTGTGGCATTGGTTCAGGTTCAGGCTGGGGTTCTGGTTCGACCATTTCGGGTTCAGCTGGAACTTCAGAAGCATCTGGTTCTTCAATGGGTTCTGTTTCAGGTACTTGATCCTGCTCACCTGTATTATATGTAACTGTGTCTTTGTTTAGGTCAGCTATGCGACTCTGGATAACTGAATCATTTTCCCAGTATTTTTTTAGAATGTCAAAAGTAATCGGTGCTCCGGGTAAGTTATTCATCATCTGGATCATATATCGTGTTTTGAGTTTGGATTTATGTAACTTACCGTGATGATGATGATGTTTTTGATCCAGATTCTTACCCCATAAGGTGAGTAATGCAATAATTTTGGTTCGAGTATTCTTATCTGGAGTGAATGTGGGCATCGCTACCTCTTGTTATCTTTTTGCTCGGCCCATGGGTTCGGGTTTGGGCATTTCTACTGGTTCAGTTTCCGCAGGAACTTCTTCGGATCCTGTTTCATCAGTGCCCAGTTCAGGTGCTGTCTCAACGCCATCATCTGTTGGTTCTGGTTCCAATGGTTCTTCACCAGCAAGGGCTCGGGTTGCTGAATCCAATGAATTTTTAGTTTCGCGGATATTTTCCAATGCTGCATTGATGGCGTCAGTGGCACTGGTCACAAATGACTCAGCTTGTTCTGGACTCATAGTGTCGCGTATTGTTTCACTCAGAGCAGGCAATTCTTCGTTTACCATTTTACCCAGTGTTTCCACCATGTCCTGCAAGCGATCTACCATGTCCTTGGCAGCCAACACAACTTCAGCTTCGCCCACAGAACTTTCCATGAGATCCACAGATTCCGAAAGTTGTCTCTGTTTGAGAGTTTTAGTTACAATATTCAATAACATCTCAGCATCCTGGGGACTAATCTTCTTGGGATTACGATTAGCTGATTTTACTATGCTTTGAATGGTTCTGGGATCAATGTCGCTGGCATTAGCCATGGCATTCAATGCATCAACTGACCTAGTGCCTGCCACTGCCTGACTTCCCCTGTCTTTTTCTCGAGCTGTTTTGAACCTATCAACAACATCAGTGGCAGATAAGTGATGTGTACCATAACTCTGTCCCGGTATTTGTCTGCGAATTTTTCCAGCGGCGCCCTTTGTGGCTGCCCAAGCAGCTTTTCCAATAATCTTAGCAGGTGATTCGGAATCTTCCTTGATCACAGTTTTCAAAGTTTGTTCCACCATGAGCAATGCTAGATAGTTACTGTTCTTTTCCGCTACATGACTTTCGTGGGTATTACGAAATTGATTTAGTTTTTTCTGAACATTTTCCAGCATAACGCCAGCTTGAGCACCAGTGATTTTGTCCACCGGGATCTGAATACCGTGATGCTTTTTTAACAAATTGGCCATCACTTCTGCTGTTTTGGGCATCTGAAGATCGTCTAGTTTCATTTTAAATATTTCCTGTTCTGGTATTTAGCATGCTCTATTGGTTTTTATGATTTGAGTTTAATTAAATTATAAACCAAAAAGCTCACCGCACCAATCAAAGTGCCGATTATGCCCACTCCCCATCCAATTAATTGTTTATTTCGTTGATCCTTCATCTCACTTACTAAAGTCTTGATCTCGTTGATGTTACATTCAATGGTATCCATCCGAGTATCCAGGTTTTCCAACTTATCTTGAAGATTAATATATCTTTCAGCGCATAACTCAGCATGTGCTTCCAAATTGGTTTTTTCAATTTCAGTAGTGCTCATGGTGCTCCTTTATTTTACATACTGTGTGGGCAATGTATTATTTATTACAAATACTGTGTTGGCGTCACTACCCTGAGCTATAATGCAGGATTTTGTGATATTGGCTGATTCCTTCAGACCCATGATCATGGGCACAAAAGTGCTTTCAGTTTTTAATAGTCCCACTGGGTCTGTGCTGGTAGAGTAAACATCAGCATGATCTGTGGCAAAACTTGTGACCCAAACTGTTTGGGAATCACCGTATGATTCACCGAATCCCAATCCAGATAAAGAAAAATCAGTGATTTTCTGTGGGTTTTCCAGCATAATGGGTTGAGCTCTTAGTCCAATGATCTGCATGACAGTTTCCCAGTTTCTTTGCTGGTTTCTGCTACGATCCCACTCTGCGCGATTTCTCACCAACTGGTCTGCATCATCTACAAATACCGGGATGTCGGCATTGAACATTTTGAGTACACCTGTTTTGGTAATATCAAACAATGTATAAATTGTGATGAATTGAAGATCGCCCGATAAGTTATAATTGGGCATAGTTAAGCCATGTTCACGCATATGAGTATTTACAAAATAAAAAAGGGACCTTGTAGAAAGGTCCCTTTGCTTGACTTGAGGTCAAAGTTAGAATGCAGTTTCGTCAGCAACAGCAGAAGCAGTCAAAATACCCAGCTTGGTGCGGGTCACTGTTGAGCTGCTGAGGTCAACAGTGTCCACAGTGCCCAAAGCCTGCAGGGCAGTCTGCAAAGTGGTTGCTTCAGCGGCCACGATTGCGCCTTCCACAGCAAAAGTCTGCTGAGTGTTGGTGTCGATCAGTGGACCAGCAGCAACGATGGTGTAGTAACGCTGAATAGTGTTGTAAGCAGCCTGTAGGGCGCCTTCAGGACCCACGCTGCCATTGATTGCATTGATGTAATCCACAGTGAAAAAGCTCAGGTCCTTGCTGAGGTTTTCAAAGTTGGTTGTCATGCTTACAGGATTGACTCTTGTAACTTGTGCCATAATATTAAAATCTCCTTTAGCTTACGCTTACATTTATTTAGCATTTGAATCTAAAAACCACTGGTTATTTGTGTTTTTTTCTGCGCCCGGCAGAACGTTTTTTATAGGGTCATGCCTCGTTGATAAATTGGTGATATTTGTTTTGCAAATCATGTTTGAGCGATTCTGGTACAGAACTAGTCATGTACTTGTCAGTGAGAGTTTGGATCACCAGATCTCTTTGTTTTACTGGCAAATGATTGATTTTATCTATGATATCCTGTTCTTCCACTTTAAACTTCAGTGGTTTTTTAGGAGGACGCATTGCTCCCAGACCAATTAAAATTCTTTGAGACTGAGCTGGTGTTAAAGTTTTTTTGATATAACTCGCCAAAGTCCTATAATTATGCAACACCGGTTTGAGAGTTTTCTTTTTCGGAGGAGTGGGTGTTATTGGTGGTGTAGGTGGCGGTGGAGCCG